AGCCATATTGCGACCCATGCTACGCAAATTAGATTGAGTTACTCCACCTTTAGCCATCTTCTTAACATCCATACCGCCCTTTTTAAGTTTAAGTTTGGTATGCTTGCCGGGATGCTCTTGGGCATCGTGTTCTTTCATGGCTTTTTTAATTTCTTTGTCAGCCATAGCTTTGTCTTGTTTCATATCTTCTTTTTTGGATTCCATCTTTGCCATTTTTTACTCCTAAGTTGTTACTACAGTTACTGAATTAATATTGCCATTACCAACCAAATAATTTGGTGTAAGTTTTCTTTCAAAACCACTGGATCCACCTACTGGATACCAGCCCCACTGAATAACTCTACTACCGCCTTCTGGAAAACCAGCTTGGCTTTGGGATGTACCACCTCCCTGATTAATTTGTAAACCACTAGGACCAGAAGCGTAATAACTTATATCTGGTCGTGGTTCACGCACAGCTTGTGGATCATTTACTGGATACATACCCAGTTGTAACTGGGGATGATCTGGATCCCAACATTCTGGACAAACTTTAATACTTACCAGCTTGGTCTTGATAGTGAGCTTTTTTAATTGACTTAGCTTATATCGTTGACCACATCTGTCACACTCTGCAATACTATGTTTGCCACTGGCATACTTAGTAGGCATTTTTACCTCGCATAGAACAGATTGCGTGGAACAAATCGAATAGAAACCATTTCCCGATCTTCTTCACAAGCCTGTTCAAGTTGTTCCATATATTCCGCTTTAAGACCAGCGGCACGTTGAATATCCATGTTTGGTAATTTCATAGATAAATAATAAGCTAATCCTGCTACCATACAAGTAATCCAACGGAATGGAATATCTTGAATAAATACACCCGTTCCAGAATCTTGAATACGTCTCATGCGCCAGTAAACTAAAGTATACGGAGTTCCATTATCTGGTGTGGGCCAGACAGCTAAAAATGGTAACTGTTGGTTATAGATTAGAGCGCCAGAGCTATGAGCCGCAGCAGTAGTATTGTACTGTCCACGGTAGCAATTTAAAAGCTGATTGCCCGATAAATTGACGTAACCAATAATTTCATTATCAATTTGAATAAATCCAGTAGATCGCATATTAGCCGTAGAGCTAAGAGTGATAGTAGTAGCAGAGGCTGTAAGAGCGCCAACCAAACTAACTCCAGCATAAATGTTAGAGTTGCCTGTTTCACGGCTGTAATACGTTTGTATTGGGCGACCATAGGTAAGCTTATTAGGAATCGTAGAATAGGTAGATTCCGATATGCGGTTTAAGTTAATATCTTGCTGGTTTGATGCGCTGGCATTATTGGTGCGAGTTACCAAATCCAAAATATCAATTGTATTGGCATCTACTGGATATATGGCTTGACCATAGACTAAAGGCACAGAAACTTCTTCTACCGTCCAAAGGTTAATCCCTCGGTTAGCCCATTCAATCGTTAATAGATTGATAGACCTTTTTGCTGTGCGAAGATCATATCCAGTGCGTAATTGCGAGCCACAACGCTCAAAGGCTTCTTCTACAAGCTCAGTGAGGTCAAGGTTAAAAGACGAAGTACCACTGGTATAAGCCATTATTTAGCCGTTTTAAACCACGTTTTGTTCAGTTGATGCTGGGGTAGCCACTGCTACTTGAACGGGCGCTACAGGCTCTTCTATAGGCATAGAAGCGGGAGTTTCTAAATGAGCTTCTACAGTCTTTAATAATGCTTCAGATGTTGGATTAACAGCACCAAAAACTTGCATTTCATGACGGATAGCCTTTTTCAAAATATCTAATACGTGTTCTGCTTCATCTTCAAAATGTTTAAATAAACTCATTTTTTCCTCGCTGCTCTCATGTTATCAACTAAATTTGGATAAGGTCTACCCGCTGCTTTAGCCATTGCTTTAGCGCTGGCTTTTTTGCTTTCAGACATTTTTTTGGGTTTGCCTAATCCTTTTGGACGTGGCTTATTCCAAACTTCACCACCCTTTTTATACATATCAACAGAATCAGGGTTATCGGTACGCTCAATAACCTTTTTCTTAGGCATTTTGGAAGGGTTAATATCACCCATTCCACGGCTCGCCATCATTACTTCTTACCCTTAGCATAGCCACCACCACACATTGCTTTAACGTGTTCGTGGTGAAGCATATGACCAGCAGCGTGTTTCTTAAAATGCTCGTGATGTTGCATATGACCGTCTCCGCCATGATGCTTTTCAATGTGCTCTGGGTGAATCATATGCTCTTCAGCAGCCATATCTTTGGAGATTGGTGGGTGATCCATTTTCATAATATTTCCTTTATTAGCAGTATTTACCAACTGTTTTACCACGTTGAGCAATGCCATCAGCACGGCTAGAAGCAGTACCGCCAGCAGCCATTTTTTTAACTTTGCCGCCTTTTTTCATGCCAGCCATAAATGACTTCATGTTTTTTTCGCTTTCGATAGGCTCTTTTTTGCCATCAATTCCTAGTTCTTTGCCACGTGTATGACCACGTTTTTGAAGTTTGCTCTCGCCATGTTTACCATGTTTGTTTGAGCCAGCTTCTACATCTTCTTTCATGGAACGAGGACCCATAGTCTCGCCACCGCTTGCCATTTTCTTTTTCATTTCTCCACCCTTTTTAAAAGTTTTGCCCTTGTCGTCTTTGCTAAAATCCTCGCCAACAGAGCGAGGGATACCTACTTTTTTTGCGAATGCTGGATTATGAGCAACCGCTTCCATTAGATTATGTTGTTTTTTGCTTGTACTTGGCATTATTTATGACCTTCAATAAAACGATCCAATTTAGCCTCTAGCTTATCAAATCTGTCAATAATTTGTTGCATATCATTACGCACTTCAGTTTTAGTAATATAATCTCGTGCCATTTCTTCACGAGTTTTATTAACAAGAACTGTTACACGATCTAATTCAGTAAACTTTTCTTTAACAAAAAATCCAATGGCTGCCGTGATGATAGTCAACAATACATTCCAAAATTGCATAATTGCTTCCATTTAGCACTTCCACTTCTTTAAAGATTTATTAATACGGCTATCTGGATCATTAGCTGTTTTGGCTGAAGTCAATTTCTTTTTCATACCACTCATGCGGGCACAGAAAGATTTCTTCCGTGACCCGCCTTCTGGTTGTGGTGGTTTAATATCATGACCTGCTGCTTTCAAACTAGCTCTGCCTTTAGCGTTTAAACCGCCAGAAGGTGATTTACCTTCTTTACGAGTCCATGCTGGAGACTTAGCCATATTAAGCCATCGCTTCCTGACAAACTACGTTAATTTGAACTACGGTAGTTTGGCTTGTAGTAATAGCCACAGTCAAGATATCAGCTACGTTACCTTTAATGTTGGTCAATACAGGGAAGAAGTTAGTCAAATCCAATTGTTGCAGTGCATTATTTGGAGTTGAGAATGCGTAAACTACTTCACCACCACTTAATCCAATAGCTGATAAGTCAACTTCAGCGAATGAGTTAAATGAACCCAGTGTATTTAAAGGTTTAAACGATGCATTTTGCAATGATAGCTGATTAGTTGGTGTACTAGCAATCAACTCAATCAAAGCTGTTTGGCTGGTATTGGTCAACAATGTCTGTGGCAATAACTGTCCACGATCAATCAAACCAATCTGATATGAACATCCAGCAGTTGGTGCGTTAGGCAATGGATTGCCAGTAACTATGTCACCAAATGTAATTGCAGAGGTTGTGTTACTTGTAATACGACCTGTATATGGCGATGTAATGGTTTGACCAGCCAACGTAATTGCATTCGGACTAGATGGTAAATAGATCTGAGCCTGAGTAGCATTTAGAGCTGTTACGTTATAAATACCGTTGTACTGGGTAGGTGCTGCACCAGAGATAGTAATAACGTTGTTGGTTGCCAAGCTAGTAATTGCTGCAAAGCTTAAAGTTACAGGGAATTGAGTTACACCACCAATTACAGTGGCTGCACCAATAGCTGCACCAGTAAGGCTTGGCAATGCTGCCTGATAGTAAACCGACTTACCAACCCATTGATT